CACCCACAAAAGTCACCTCAAACTCTGCCTCAAAAGATCCAATCGTATCTGTATCTGTGTTTCTCCACTGATAATAAACAACCCCATTGTCTGCATCAGATATGGTTGCCGTGTGATCAATTTTAGGGGTTATCGAACCAACCTTGCGCATATGGAATTTTACTACCGCGTTACTTAAATCAATCGCTGAGTCATTACTGTCTTTCAGCGTTGCTTGCAAAGCGGGCGATGTATCGTTTTGTTTAATATAAAAGGCCATGACCCATCCTATCTAAATTACGCTGCGATTTCAACTTTGTTTGGCCCGCTTACCGTTAGGTCAGCGCGACTTGCACTATCTTGGTCAACGTCGATAATTCTGCCAAGGGCGGCATCATAAATCAAAGTTGGAACTATTGGTATCCCCGCAAGTATTGGGTTCGCCGTGAACACATTGTTTTCGGTAAAGGTTGCGCTTGGAATTATTGGAACCCCTGCATCAAAACCAACTGGCGCAAAGTTATGACCTTGAGTGAATGGCCCGTTGGCCAAGACTGGGGCCGCAGACAATAGCTCTCCAGCCGCAAAAGTTTCTTCCTCTGACATAGAAATATCTGGAACAATTGGCGCAGCGCTGACAAGAGTTTGCGGTGTAAGGTTGCTTATGATTGCAGCCGTTGCGTCACCGACAACCGGCGCATTTGCGCTAATAATAGTTGGGGAAAGATTATGGCCTTGAATAAACTGAGCAGATGCCAACACGGGCGGCAAACCGACTATACCTGAAGGCGCGAGGTTGTGACCTTGGGTAAACCCACCTTGATCCAAAACTGGGGCCGCACCCGTTAAGGTATCACCGGCAAATGTTTCTTCTTCCGACATGGAAATATCTGGAACGATTGGCGTTGTCTCGATCCCTTGCGGAACAAAGTTATGGCCTTGAACTATTGTCGTTCCATATATTTCAACGGCTGGCGTTATTAAATTTGATGTAGTGAATGTTTCTTCTTCTGATATACCGTGTGCAGGCACATCGGGGGCACCCGTATCCAAATCGGCTGTTCCGAAAATATGCACTTGCAAGATCGGCGTCTGTGGTACGGAAGGAGCGCCGGTTGTTAGGTTTGCAGTCGCAAACGTTTCTTCTTCAACCATTTGCTGCGCGGGCACACTGGGTGCACCGGATTCAAGGTTGCTGGTGCCAAAGTCGTGGTTCTGCACAAGTAAAAGCTGCGGGATAGTTGGCCTGTCGGTAAATAGCTCGCCAGCCGTAAAGCTTTCTTCTTCGCTCATACTTAAGGCGGGCACATCAGGCGCACCGGCAAGCAGCTCACCTTCTACAAAATGATGAACTTGTTCAAAGGTAGGTTCTTCCAGCGTGGGCACACCCGCATCCAAGTCCTGTACTGGCATAGGGATCGCTCGCACAAAAACAGGGTTTCCAAGCGTAGGCACACCAGCAAGTAAGTCACCCGCCGCAAACTCTTGCCGCAAGGACATCGGCCTGTCAGGCACATCAGGAGCGCCCGAAGTTACTCCTAAAGGTGCAAGCGCGTGGTTCTGCGTCATACCCGCTGCACTTAATACCGGCGCAGCGCCAGTAAGAGCGCCCGTGGTGAACGTTTCCTCCTCCGACATTGTGGCAGTGCCCAAAACGGGGCTTCCCGACTGTAAGGTCGGCGTAGAGAGCACATGCACCTGCAAGAATGTGGTTTGGCTTATGCTAGGCTGGCCGGTATCAATATCCCCTGTGACGAAAACATTGTTTTCAGTAAAGCTGGCCTGCCCTACGGTTGGGCTTCCCGTGGTGATATTAGCGTTTGTGATTTGAAACTTAGTTGCGCCATCATCCCCAAAGGCATGATCTGAAAATGCACCGATACCAAACGCCATTAGAAACTCCTGTCAGCTTACCGCATATATATCATCTTTTTCAGTCCAAACCAAATAGCCATTTAATTCAAGCTTGCGGGCAAGGATTTTGTCATTCACATGCTTGTGTTCAACCTTGATCATCCTTGGCTTAACATCAAAAGAATAATTCATAAAAATATTTAATTCGTGGCCCTCTGCATCAACCTTTAAAAAATCAACGCTGGGAACCTGTTTTAACAACGCATCAAGGGTAAAACATTTTGATTTTATGGTTTGCTCAAAATCGCCTTCTCGATCTGGGCTAGTGCTTAACTTATAGCCCAAATGATTTTTTGAAACTATGTGGGAACACCCAGCAAGCCAAGTGCCATCATCCCGCGCCACGGCAATCTCTACCTCGCCATCGAAGTCAGAAACAGCGCCTTGAATAACCCTAACACTTGTGTCTTGATAAATCTTCCTAAGCTCCATCGCCATTTTTGGGATTGGCTCCACGACAATGCCCGCCCAACCGGCATCGGCAAGGGGCAAACAAGTATCGAAATTTGCCGCCCCCACCTCTACGAAAAACTTATCCATTTACATCGCCTTCATAGCGGCTAGTCCACATGGTCAAGCTGTATTTAACGCCCTTAATCAAAGGGTTTACCTTATGACCATGCGTTACAGCGCTTGGGAAAAGCAAACATGCGCCATCAGCAACATTCGCATTGTCAAAATTTTGGTGTGGAAAAACTAATTCTCCACCCTCATAATCTCCGTTAAGCTTTACACTGCCTGTTACAAGAGAGGCATCTGTGTGGAACGCAAGGCTTGTCTGTGTGTCCATTGCATAACGCATGACAAAAGCATCCCTAAGGCCAATATGCTCCATCGGCGTCCAATGGTTTTCAGCAATTTTCCCAAGTTTATTTTCCCATATTGCTTCTATTTCATCCCACATGCCAATATCTCGCACACGAATTTCTTGAGCTGGAAATTTATCGCCGTCCATTGGTTCCCACTTGCCAAGGGCATCGGCCCGTTGGATTATTTCTTGGCAATATTCTGGGGTGAATAATGGTGAAATAAGAATATCTTTTGCGACCTGTTGGTATTCCTCTGTTTGATGGTAGGCTGGTGATACTATTTGCTTTGTTTTATCCTGACGATAACCAAGCTTATCGCAAAGAGCGAAGAACCTTTGCTTTGCATCTTCACCACCGTTCCCATGATACACGCAAGGAGCGCACATTCCGTTTAATACTTGCCCATCAATAACGGAAACATCATCATCACACTGGAAAATATACCCTTCATAATCAAGTTTTATATTAAGCTTATGGTCCGAGTGCAAAAATCTATCTTGCATCCACGCCTGATCATCTTCGTCATCTGCAACAGCTTCATCTAAAAATTTAAGCAACTTTGTTGACGATCCGATAAATGCACCACTATTTAAAAATCGATACGGGGTTTGAGATGGAGGGAAGTAATCTGATCTATCTGTAGAGGGCCAGCACGTTTTTTCAGCCGCAAATAAAATGTCACACTCAAAGCCCGCAAACCTTTCTGCAATCGCGCTTAGCGTATCTAAAAAAATTACATCGTAACCATCAACAAACATAACTACCGTCTCTGGTGTCAAGGACTGTAATTCTTTCCTGATTAAATTAATTTTTTGACCACCACCTTGCGCCTCCATTGTGCCGCCGCGCCAATCAACACCTTGACCAAGGTTTTTAAAATTATTTGCAAATTTTTCAGCTGATACCTTAAGCGGCCAAATTTTTGATCGATCTGTTCCTACAGTGATAATATGTGGCATACTTGCCTCCCTTTCTATTGTACTCGGCCTGATTGACCTTGGTATTTGTTTAACAAGTTCGGGGCGATAAAAATAGTTAGAATAATTTTTAAGCTTAAGGGGCAACCACTCGTCGGCGGGGATAATGTTTTCCGCAAACCCTTCACACAATGTCGCCGCCATTTTAGGGGTTATGGCATATGCGTGAGCATTATACCAATATCCAAGGCCGTTCTCCCTGTGGCCTAGCCAAACGCTATCATAAGTTTTTAAAAGCCCGTCAATCTCCGCAACATCAAAGGAAACAAAAACCGCATCTTCCTCAAGAACAATACCAGCAACGCCAGAGCGGGCAATTTTCTGCCAGACCCTATAATGGCTCACAGAGCAACCAAACTCCGTTTTAAGCAACCCTCGCCCCATAAGGGGGTCAACCCACTCTCTATCGGGCTTACAACCGCTCTCTGTTATTATTTGCGCCCAATCCTTACCTCTCGCATCAAAGGCATCTCCATGAAGGGATATTTGGTAAACTATAGCCACCGTTAAGCCTTAAGATGGGAAAAAGAACAAAGCCTGATTTAGCCTGTGTTTCCCATAATCCCGCTGCGCTTCTGTAAAGAAATATGTTTCGTCATTGACCGCCGCGCCGTGTGGAACCTTAGAAGCATCAAACAGAAATCCCCTATTAAATTTGGGTGCAAGATAATCCACTAATTCAAAGTCCGACTTGCGCTTCCAAGGGTCACGATCTTCTTGCGTCACTCGCCCGCCGTATTTGTAAATGCTGCCATATTTATCTTCATAAATATTGGTGCCGTTTGTTTCAGCTTCGTTGAGGTAAACCAAACAAACCCAACCATTATCTAAATGCGGAAACCAAAAGTTATCTTCGTAATTGTTCCAGTCGGATTTCTTCCATCGCATAAAGTTGGTGTCTAAAATATCAACCCCGTTCTCCTTGTAGACACTAAAACTTGTATCATTCAGCAGAGCTACAACTTGATCCGTATATTTCTTTAAGGCGGGTTCTTCCCTATGATGGCGCAGATCGTAAAATTCCTTTCCATGCATAGGATGCTCTGTAATAACCTGATTTGTTGGTCCAGATAAAAGAAGATCCATGATAAAGCCTACGTTGTCATAGAAGTTATCTATCTGAAAGGCTCGTGTTCCTAGTAAATTAAACTCTCTAACATCCATTATTGCCACCTTGGCCCTTCAAACCATGC